ATGAGATTGACGAAGAGGATGAACACCGCCGCGCTCGGCGCGGCTCTGGCGCTGACCGGCGCGGCCCTTGCGCTGACCGGCTGCGCGAGCGGCCCGACGATGACCTACTTGCCTTCAGGCGAGACGGGCTTCGCGATCAACTGCAGCGGCGCCGATGCGAGCACCAGCTGGGCCGCCTGCTACAAGCAGGCAGGCGAAACGTGCGGCGCGTATGGCTATGACGTGGTATCGAAAGACGCCGACAACGGCGCGACGGCGGGCGGCTCCGTCGGCGGAATTTTCGGGGCGAACATCAAAACCCGTTCGATGGTGATCCGCTGCAGGCAGTGACGCTTGCCGAACCCATTCGATGAGCGCCGTCAGGCGTCGGCGGTTTCGTCCTTGCGGTCTTTCGGGCGTGGCGTGCGCCAGTGTCCCGACAGCGGATCGATATGTGCGGCGAACGCAACGAGCGATGCCAAGGCGAGCGGCGCGACGGCGGCAAATACCCAGAGCAGGTTCATGGCAGACACAAATTGAAACAAGTCCGCCTGATAATACCTGCCCTGACGATATTCCGCCCAAACGAACTCTTTGGAAACGTGCGGCAGGTCGCGCTTTCCGCGTTACGCCTCGAAACAACCGCATACAACGGGGCACGGCGGATTCCCGCAGACTGGTGTCAGCCCGTGCCGATCTCTGCGCGAACGGTGGCGCGGGTCAGAAGCCCCGATGTGCCCGCATCGGGGCTTCGCTTTTCATGGATGGCTATTGCGGCTTGGCAGACGGCGTGAGCATCGAGGGCGGCGTCATGTCCGTCGGCACGCCTTTGTAGTCCGGCGGATCTTGCGGCGCGTGCTTTTGATGAGCAGGCTCGGCGCAGGCGGTCACGCCGAGCGCGATGAATGCAGCACAGAGAAAGGCGGAAACGATACGCGGCATGAAACTCCCGGACGGACGTCGAAAAGACAAAGGGGTTACAAGCCGTAACTTGTAACCCCTTCGTGTATCGTGGTCGGAGCGAAAGGATTCGAACCTTCGACCCTCTGATCCCAAATCACCGGGGCCAAGCAGCGGCAAAGCCTTACAGTATAAGGTGCAGCGCGCAGCGGTGTCTAATCAATTGCACAGAAAACAGGCACGAAGCCATAAGGCTTTGCGGCCAATTACAACGCAGTTATTAGACAGGAAACGCTATGAAAATCGAGCACCTACAAGCCGCCGCCGACGCGGTTGCGGCATCCGCTGATGTGTGGACGGGGTTCAGCGCGCAGGATGCAAAAGTCTGCGTCGAAGCGTATCTCGCGGCGAGTAATGCGAAGCCCTGCCTGCACATTCGGCTGAACGTCGACACGTGCGAAGACTGCGGCGCTAAGTTCGAGTTCGCATGACCCGCCGCAAGTTCACCCCGCACGCGTATCAGGGTTTGATCATCGAGCACCAGCAGACGATCGACCGCTCGAACACGTGGGCCGGCATGGGGCTCGGCAAGACGGTCGGCACGCTGACAACGCTCGAATCGCTCTATCACTTCGGCATCGAGTCGGAACCGACACTCGTCGTCGCGCCGCTGCGCGTCGCGCAGTCCACCTGGCCGGATGAAGTTCAGAAGTGGGATCACCTGTCCGGCATGGAAGTGCAGCCGATTCTCGGCGATGCGTCGGCGCGCGCGATGGCGCTGCGCAAAGACGTGCCGATCTTCACGATCAATTACGAGAACCTGCCGTGGCTGATCGACTGGTTCAAGCACAACCCGCGACCGTGGCCGTTCGGCACGATCGTCGCCGACGAGTCGACGAAGCTGAAGTCGACGCGGATCTCGCAGCAGAAAAGCAAAACCGGGAAAGAATTTCTGAAGCGATCCGGCGGCAGCAAGCGCGGGCGAGCGATCGCCGAAGTCGCGCACACGAAGGTGCGGCGCTGGATCAATCTCACCGGCACGCCATCGCCGAACGGGCTGAAGGATCTCTGGGGCCAGCAGTGGTTCGTCGACGCCGGCCAGCGGCTCGGCCGCAGCTTCAGCGCGTTCGAGTCGCGCTGGTTTCAATCGCTGCCGGGGAATCGCGGCTACCACGAGACGCGCCCGCTCGATCACGCGCAGGAACAGATTCAAGCCGCGCTGCGCGACTGCACGTTGTCGCTGAACGCGGCCGACTGGTTCGACCTGAAAGAACCGATCGTGCGTAAGATCTTCGTCGACCTGCCGTCGAAGACGCGGCGGCTGTATCAGGACATGGAACGCAAGATGTTCATGGAGCTCGGCGAGCACGAGATCGAAGCCATGAACGCGGCAAGCCGCACGATGAAATGCCTGCAGCTCGCGAACGGTGCGGCATACGTCGACGAGTCAGGGAACTGGCAGGAAATACACGATGAAAAACTCAAAGCGCTCGAAGACATCATCGAGGAAGCGGCCGGCATGCCGGTGCTCGTGGCTTACCATTTCAAGAGTGACCTTGCCCGATTACAGAAAGCTTTCCCTAAGGGTCGGCAGCTTGACGCTGATCCTGCAACGATCCGCGACTGGAACGCGGGGCGTATCCCTATTCTATTCGCGCACCCCGCCAGCGCCGGGCACGGTCTGAATCTGCAGGACGGCGGCAACATTCTCGCCGTCTTCGGGCACTGGTGGAACTTAGAGGAATACCAGCAGATCATCGAGCGGATCGGCCCGACGCGCCAGCTGCAGGCGGGCCACGACAGACCGATGTTCATTTACCACATCGTCGCGCGCGACACGGTCGACGAAGACGTGATGGTTCGGCGCGAGACGAAGCGCGAAGTGCAGGACATTCTGCTCGACTCGATGCGGCGCAGACAGGCGGGGCGCTAGCGGCGGCGCTTACGCCGCGCCGACCGCGCGTCGAGATAGACGACGAAAGCAAACAGCGCCGCCACACCGAACAGCCCGAGAACGAAGGCGACACCCCACACGGCTACGCCCTCGTCGCCGCGCCCGTTTCCGGCGCGCGGGACCGCCGCTTTCCGACAAAGCGCTTGAGCGACATGGCCGGATTCTCGACCAGATGCCAGGACAGGAACGCCATCACCGAGATCGCGACGAACGACAGGATCATGTTGAACCAGACGGGCTTCGAGTTGTTCCAGTGCCGAATGATCAACTGCTGAATCGGAAAGGCGTAGATATAGAGGCCGTAGGAGAGATCGCCGAAGCGCCCGAACTGGCGCACGACCGGCGTCGACATGTTGCCAAATGCCACGACAACATACGGCAGCGCGATCACGAGCGCGAAGTACTCATTGCGCAGCAGCCAGAATCCGACGGCGGCACAGCCGAGAGCCGGCGCGACGATCGAGCGATACCGTTCGATATCGGCCCGGCACACGTGCATGGTCGCGCCGAACATGAAGCACAGCCCGAAGTCCATCAGCGGATGGCGCGCCTCCTCGATCGGCAGCACGAAGCGGCAGAGCGCCAGCACGAGCAGCGTCGCCGGCAGCACGTAGCGATGACGCAGCGAGCCGAACAGCCCGAGCACCGCAAGGAAACCGTACCACTTCAGTTCGAGCGGGATTGTCCAGAGCGAACTATTGACGGTCGGATGATGGAACCCCACGAAGACGCCCGGCAGTTTGTCTGTCAGGTTCCAAAGGGTTGCCGTGCCCCACAGAAAATCCCACGTCTCTTGCGACTGGAAGTATTCGGCGTGCGACAGCGTCGTCACGCGCGGACCCATGACAAACGTCATCAGGAGCGTTACGCAGATCAGGCCGGGAAAGATGCGCAGGATTCGCTTTGCGGCGAAGCGCGGCACGTTCGGGTCGCGGTCCCAACTCTGCGTGACGAGGTATCCGCTGATCGAAAAGAAGATCAGCACGCCGAGCCCGCCATAGCTGAATCCACCGAAAACGGTAGGTTCGCCTAGCGCCATCAGCCCGTACTGGTGGGAGAAGATCACCAGAGATGCGGCCAACACCCTGATGAAATCGAAATTGTTGCTGTGTCCTGCGCCTTTCATTCGGTCCTCTGTAATTTTTCGGAATGGGCCGAATTATATTCCTGCTGAAGATTTACCTGACGCGGCGCCACTCGATGTATCCGCTGCAGGTAGCTGTGCTCGTGCCGAACCCGAGCGCTCCCACCAGATAAACGGTGGTGGTGGATGCGAGCTTGATGCGCGCCACGCGGGTCGAAACGTATTGCTGCTGCCCGGTTGCGAGCGTCGCCTGAATCCCCGTCTGACCGCCCGCCAAGCCGCCCGCCGTGGCCGATGTCGTGCTGATGCTCGCAAAGGCGGATGAGACCGTTGTCGTTCCGGCCGGCACAAACTGTACGGTGCCGCGCACGTCGTAGTCGCCTGCCGCAAGCGAAGCGCTGGCGCAGTTTGTTGCGACGCCGGTCGACAACGAAGTGCCGCCTGTAGACGCGCTGTTGTATTCGCCGATGCTCCCGGCCTGCGCGTCGTCGTTCGTCGCCGTGCCTTTGATGCCGACGGTCGAGCTCGGCGTGATAAGACCGGTGGCGGAGATCGTCGTGAACTTGCCCGTCGATGCGGTCGTCGCGCCGATCGGCGAATTGTCGACGGTCGCGCCCGAGAGTGCCGGGTTATTCCCCCAATACGGGTCTGCGCTCGTCACGCCGAGCAGCATCTGCCCGTTCGCGCCCGGCCCGACTGCGGCCACCGCCGATGCGCCTTCGCCAATCAGCACACCATGCGCGGCGAGCGTCGTCGCGCCCGTACCGCCCTTACCCACGGCAAGCGTACCGGTAATGCCGCTGAGTGTCACCGTGCCCCACGACGGCACGCTCGTCGGGCCGTTTGAGAAAATGACTTGCCCCGACGTAGATCCGACGGGGTTGATCAACGACAGCGGAACAGTCGTCGCGCCGAACGCGATGGATGCGATTGCGGCGAGCGCCGCGGCGAAGAGCTTTTTCATTTCTTGATGTCCACGGTTACGGGAGTGGTTGCGACGTTCGCGATCACGGCGTCTTTCTGGCGGCTCTCGCGAGACGATCCGAATTCGAAGTTGAAGTAATCCTTCAGGCAGCCGCCGAAGATGCCGGCAATGGTCGAGATGATCCCGACCGCCTCACCGGGCAGACGGTCGCGGAAGAACGCGAGCGACAACAGGCAGGAGATCAGACCGAGGCAGACGAAGACGACCGCCGCGTCGGCGCGCCAGTTCTCACCGTGCGAAGCGAGCGCGATGTCGCGTGCGCGGGCATCGGCTGTGTTCTGCGTGTCGAGCTTGTCAGAGTCGAGTTCTTGCTGCCCCTGCGCGAGCAGGAAGTCTTGCCGCTGCTTTTCCCACTGCATATCGAGCTGCTTCACCGCGATCTGCTGCTCGGGCGTCATGTTCTGCACGGCTGCAGCGAGCTCGTCGTCGCTCGCGTCGGCCTTGCCGAGCAACAGATTTGAGAGCGCGGCCGTCGCGCCCATAGCGAGCGGAGCAAACGGACCGGTCACCAGTCCGGCGATAGTGGGCGCGACGCCCGCAATCAGTTTTTTCCAGTCCATTACGCTGCCACCCCCAAAGCCCGGTTCAATTGCCACCCGTATTCGAACGTTTCCTGCGACGGGTTCTTTTCGGCGATCTCGACATAACGCACCGACTGCAGCGCGGCGATCATGCCGAGCAGCACTCGCCGACCATCGTTGCCGCGCTGATCGACGAAGGCCTTCAACGCCGCGAGCGTCATCGGGCCGATACCGCCGTCGGTGCTGATGTCGGGGAACGCCTTGCCCTGCTGATTCAAGACGTTCAGTGCACGCTGCATGAACTGCACACCGGTCGCTGGTCCCATGTTCACGCCGATGTCGAGCAGCTTCTCGGCGATGTCCGCGTCGACCGCCTGCACTTGGTCGAACCGCGGCTGCGTCCAATAGCGGGAACGGTAAATCGCGATCGCCGTGTCGCGAGTCATCTGCGCCATCGGGCCGGCGTAGCCGAATGCGCGCGCCGTCGCGGCCGTAACACCCCACATCGTTTCCCCGCCGCGGTCGGCCGGGTTGTTCGAATAGCCGCCTTCGCGGCCGATGACTTTGTCGAAATAGTCAGTCGGGTTCACGTCATCACCTTCGTTTTGAAGTACTGCCAGAGCGCGACACCGAGCAGCGCCAACAGCGCCCATAACCCCTTCTTCGCGAGCTCGCCGCGCAGATCCTCGTAGAACCGCGCACGCGCTTCCGCTCGCTGGATCAACGCTTCGTGCGCTCGGCGGTGCCCGTCGGCGTCGCCACCCGGAAAACCTTTTGCCAAATCGTCCACACGCTCGATCACGACTTTCAGATCCTTTTCAAGAACTTCGAGCGAGCTCGTGTTTTCGGTATGCCGCTGTCCGATCTCATCGCGCAGTTTGTCTAGCGCGTCAGCGACGGCACGCAGGCCGTCACCTTCGGTATGCGGCGGATGATCCTCGTACCGCATCCGCTCACCCATCCTTTTCCCCGTACTTGACCCGCTGGATTCTTTTAATTGAGCGACGGCAAACAGAACCCGATCGTCGATGCCGCGCCGAAAATGAACCGTGCCGCGGCGGTATAGGCGTTCACCGGCGCTTTCGCCGGCGCGCGGTACATCAACCAGGTGTTGAACCCCGTCGCAGCAGCGAACGGTTGGTCGAGTTGCCCGAGAACCTGCGACGAGATCAAGTTGCCGCCGTAGTCGTACCAGTCGATGACCGGTCTGATGTATGCCGTCGACGTCGACGTCATGAACTTCAGCGGCATCGCGAAGTGATAGTCGCGATTGCCTTCGACCTTGAATCGGGCCGTAGTGTCGGTTGCGAAGTTGAAGCCGTCGACCGTCGTTACGACCTGAATGCACTGACCCAGACCGAACGGGCCGTCGCCGGTGAGTTGCCGATATGCGCCAGCCGACGCGTTCGCCGTGACGACCCACCCGCCGAAGCTGCTGACGGTACCGACAGTCGGCATCGACGTTCCCGAGCGGTCGACGTTATTGATGCAGTTCGTGCGGCCGTCGTCGAGATACCAGCTCGTCGTGGTCGCGTTATCGATCGTCACGTCTTCGAATTTCGCCTGACAGCCGTGCACGAACGTGGCGCCACCCTCGAAGCCTTCGAAATAAAACTCCTGAATGTGGCACTTGCGCATCACAACGTGGTAATTGATCGAGCCGGTTGCGTCGACAAGCTTCGCGCGGTCCGTCGCGGCCACCCCGGACGCACGGCTCAGGCGGAAGTCTTCGAGCGTGAGCGTGCCGGTCGAGCCTGCGGCGATAGAGAACGGCGCAATGCCGGCCGGCCCGAAGAAACCGTCGGCGTCGCCACTGATCAGGTTGTCGCCGGTGAGAATTGCCGGGCAGCCCACTTCCCAGATCGCGTCACGGATCGTCATGTTTGAGCCGTACACCGACGTGCCGCTAGAGATCGCGCGCTGGAACTCGCAGCCGGTCAGCACCATGTGGTTACCGACGGGGTTGTAGTCGTTGCGCACGCAGAATCCCGCACTGTCGTTCCACCACGAAGCGTTCGATTCCATCTGCTGCGCAAGAAAGTTGCAGCCGATCCACGTCGAATACGAGTTGATAGCGTTGCCGTAGACCGGCTGCAGCACGCCGCGGAACTGGAACCCGAAGAACCAGTTCTCGGACATCTGCGACGACGGCATCACGGCCTGTCCAAGCAGACCGCCGTAACTGATGCCCGCCTTGATGTAGCGGATATTGCCGCCGTGGAAATAATTGAAGCAGGTATTCTTCGGCGGGATCAAACTGGAATCACCGACAAACTGCAGCGCGCAGCCGTAGTTCTGCTGATGCAGCACCGTCGCGGCGGCGCCGTCACTGACGATCTGCAGGTTGTAGAACTTGTTGTTGTTGCAGCCGTTCATGCGCACGATCGCGTCGTATGCGGTCGCCGCAACGCCGCTGATCCACGCGTCGTGGAAGACGAACGTGCAATTGGCGATGTTCGCGCTGAAGTCGAGCGACTTGACGTTGTAATACCCCGGCAGGAATTCCAGCGTCGTATAGTTCGGCAGCGCGTTGAGAATCGACTGAAAGAGCGTCGTCTGATCGGTACCCGCCGTGCCGTTCTGGTTACCGTCACCGAGCAGCCCGAGCTGCTTGCTGTTCACGCGGCCCTTGAACACGCGGCGCCACACACCACCATCTGCTGCGGCGACATCACCGAGCACGGCCGGCGTGATCGACGGTGAGCCGTACGGCACTGCGTAAAAGGCGTCGCCGCCACCGTCACCCGACGCGTAATAGCCAGCAGTGTGCGCGTGCGAATAACGCACAGTGCTGAGCAGACTAAGCGCGGCAATGTTCACGACGCGCCGTTCGAGCAGCCCCGCCCAAGCGAGTTGCGAATCTGCGACGGATTGATCCGGCGGGACATATTCCGACAGCGTCGTGCCGCCCTTCAACCAGATCTTGCTAATGCCCGCCGGGATCGGCGTATTGAACGAAAGCGTCTTTCCGGTCAGGCTGTAGGAATCTGGATCTTGCGCGATGCCGGCCATGACGACCGAACCGAGATTGGCCTTGCCGCCGTACGCCTTGCCGAGCGTGATCGACGTCGACGTGCCCGACGTATAGTCCACCCCGTCGGTGAACGTCTCGTCGGTGAGACTGCCTGCGCCGACGCTCGCCGTGATCGGCAGCGACGCGACGTTGCCAAGCCCATCGAAGCCGAGCAGCGTATTAACGCGGTCTGCGGCCGGCGGCAGCGACGAGGGTGAATCCTCACTCTCGTTCACGACGATCGCGCGCGAGACGATCTCGGCGATCTGCTGGATCTGCACGACGGCGCGATCGACCGCCATTTCGACGACTTCAGGATAGAAGCCGCCGCTGTTCGTGATGTCGACCGTTTGATCGATCGGCAAGTCGCCGAGAATGACGAGCGAGAAGCCCGTCGGCAGCGGCGAACCGGAGATCGGATAGGTGATCGTACCGCCGGGCGACTCGCTTTGATCGCTGCTCACCGACACCGAAAAGTCGGAATCCAGCACGAGTCGCGTCGACGTGCCGTTCGAATTGACCAGCGTCACGGTCAGATCGGACTTGTCGAAAACCTTAAATGCGAATGGAAACGCCGTCGTTGCACCGTTACCGATGAACGGGCCGGCTTTTCTTTTCGAACTGGAAACCGTCATGCGCGCACCCCTATGGAATGCCCGCAATTGTCAGCGCGCGTTTACCCGGTATGTGCGCTCACTTTGACGGCTTGCCAACGATCATCGCTGCGGCGCTGGCGTCGCCGTTTTGCCACGCCATGTACCCCGTTGCCACCCGGTCAAGCAGCCCCGCCGGGTAGTGCAGAAGGTCACCGGCGAGCTTGTTCACGGCGCGCAGCGCGCTCTCGTCGACTTCGCCCTGCTTCGCCTGTTTCACGAACTGCCCGAGATCGGCAAGCGGAGTAAGCGGCGTCGGGCCGGTGTAGTCGAAGCCCTGCAGAATGCTCGACAGCTCGCGCACGCCGACGCCCATGCCGAGCGTATTGCCGAGCAGTTCTTGAAAGTAATCACCGGCCATCTGCATTTGCCAGTCGTCACCGTCGCCCTGATGCCCGCGCAGGTTCGCGACGGCGGCAGTATAGAGCGACGGCAGCGCGATCGCGATCATGTACGCCGACGCGAGCCGTGCAACGCCGCCCTGCCCCTTCGCCTTCGCGAGCAGGTTGTACTGTGCATTCAGCGCCGAATAGAACGTCGTGAACAGTTTCGCGAATTGACCGCCCCGCATGATCTGCGGCTGATCAGCGATCATGCCCGAGCCCTGCGAATCACGCACGACCTGATCGGCGTACGAGACGGCCTTCGCTTCGTCCCCGGCGAAGTCGTTCAACCCCTTCCGGTACGCGCCGAGCCACGTCGGCACGTCGACATGGCGCTGCGTGTATTCGATCATCCACAAGAACGAATCCTTCACGCCTTCGATCACCGGCACCGTGCGCTGCGCGGCCGGCAATGCCTGGCTGATCGTTTCGATCAGCGGGTGAGCGCCGGCGTCGATCTGGTTCCGGATCTCGCGAATGTCACGGTTCATCGTCTGCCCGCGCAGGCGCATGAAATCCGACTTCGCGTACACCGAGTCGGTGACGTTCTGGCGCTGCACAGCCGAGCCCATGTACTCGATAAGCCCGCGGCGCATGAAGCCCGTACCGATCAGCGCGGCCGACGGACCGAACCCGCCGAACTGCTTCAGGGCGCTGATGACGTTCCAGCCGAGACGCGACACTATCGTGCCCTTGCGCAGGAACGCGAGCGCGGCGTCCATCGCGTGTTTCGATGCCACGTCACCGAGCGCGATCGACTTCGCCGTTTCTTTCATCGTCGACAACACTTCGGGGCCGTAGTGCGTACGCACGGCGTCACCGAATCGACCGCTGCCGAGCACGCGGTTCGTGTCAATCAGCCACTCGTGCCAGGCGAGATCGTGCAGCACTTCCTCGACGTGCTGCGTGATGACGCCGAGATCCTTACGCACCGGACGATTCACGTCTTCAACGCGCGACTCGGTGAAGCCGCGGCGCGTCGTCGCGCGCGTGACTGCCCCGCCGAGCATCTGCTTCAGCGTCGCGGATTCCTCGTGTTCTTCGGCGCGCGTCGAGCGCACCGGGTCGTATTTGATCGGGTAATACCCGCCGCGCATCGTGTCGCCCTGCGGGTTGATGAAGGTCTGCGCTTCGACCTTTTCCGGCCGCACGCCCGTCACGCGGTATTGCTTCTCGGCAATCTCAGGCCAGTACGTGTCGATGTGATCCCACGTCTTTTGCACGAACTGCCAGTCTTCCTTCGTCAGCGTCTTGAGAATCGCCTGCACTTGCTGCGGCGTCCACTTGTCGCCAGTCATCACGCGGCGCTGGTTCGTCTCGTTGCCCCAATTCAGCGCGACAGCAAGCCGGCCTTCTTTCGACAGACTCGTGTCGATCTCGGGAATGTACGTCTTCGTGCGCAGATCGCCATGCTTCACGATCGGCTCGAAGATCTCGCGCAGCGCTTTCGTCGCTTCGCTGCGGCGCTTCGCTTCCCAGTCGCCGCGCTCGTTCATCGGGCGCACGATCTTATCCCACAAGAAGCCGCCATCTTTCCCGTCCATCTGCTGCAGCAGACTGGCGAGCGTGCGGTGATCCGCGAGGAAGCGGTTCGCCTTCGCCTTGATCTTGTCGGCGAGCTGGTTCGACTCGATCTTATCCGGCAGCGTTTTCTTCGCGTTCGACTCGATCGTGCCGACGGCTTCCTCGATGAACGCATTGAATTCGCGCTTGTCGGCGAGAGTGAGCAGCTTCTGCTTCAGGCGTCCGAGATGCTCGATGTTGCGCACCGAGTCGATCAGCCCGCGCATCTCGTCGATCGTCATATCTTTGTACGATTTCCGATATGCCTCGTTAAGCAGCGACTCGGGGATCACCGGCGTCAGCCCTTCTTCGGTGCGGGCTTCGACCCACTTCACGAGGCTTTCGCGGCGCGCGATGTCTTTGCCCGTCACCGACGAGCGCAGATCGAACCGGTCGAGCAGCGCCTCGATCTGGCTGCGATAGTCGGGGTCGATCGTCTTGCTGACCGTCTCGAACTTGCGCAGGTAGCCGATGCCCTTCGTGACTTCGGTCGCGGCGTTGCGCGCGGCGCGTTCGAGCTGGTTGTTCAGCAGCTGGTTGCGCTTCTGTGCGGCGGCTTCGTTCAGATCGCCTTTGCGCAGCGCTGCGTCGGCCAGCTTCGCGGCGCGCGCTTCGGCGGCGGCGTACTTCGCCGCACTGATCTCGCGCACCTTCTTGTTCGCGATCGTGTTCTGCGCGACTTCGCGCGCGGCGCGTTCGAGCTCACGCACGGGGCCGGTGGCTTTCGCGAGCGCCTTCAGTTCGGTCGCGATAAAGCGCGTGCGCACTTCGTTGTGGATCGCTTCGTTTGCCGCGCGATTCATCGCCGCCGGATCGGTGATGTCACCGTACTTTTCAAGCATGCGCTGATCCGTCACGGCGTCGACGACATCCTTCTGCTTCTCGGATTCGAGCAGCTTGCGCACGAGTTCATCGCCAGACGAGAAGCCGAACAGTTCGGCCATGACGTCGGGGTGCATGCCTTCTTTCGCGGCGAGCCCGTTCTTACCGGTGTCGAGATAGCGCCACGGCGCCGCCTCGCCTTCACCGTACATTTCCTTCAGCGCTTCGAGTGACAGCTTCGTCGAGCCGCCGGCCGCGCTGTCGAGAATCTTGCGCTGCTTGTTCGTCTGCTTCGTGTCGTCGAGCTCGCCGCGTCGAATGAAATTCTCGGCGCGATAAACCGGCTCGGCTGCGACTTGCGCTTCGACTTCGGCGCGCGTCTCGCGGCGCTTCGCGGCGACGTCTTTCTGAATCTCACGCAGCGCGCGGATCTTCGAGTTGTCGGCGAAGCGCATGTCGCGCAGCGTGCGCGCGCTCAATTCGTCCGACGCTTCGAGCGTCGCTTCGTGACCGAGCTTGTGGTATTCGGCGAACTGCTCGGGCGTCATGCCGGCTTCTTCCGGCGTCGCGAACATCGGCGTGTACGCGCGCTCGGCTTCGGCGCTGCGGATCGCGTCATTCGTCGCGAGCAGTCGGTCGAACACGCCGCGCACTTCCGGTGACAGTTCGACGTTAAGCGCGCGCAGCGAGCGGTACACGTTCACCATCCACGCGCGCACCTTCTGAAACACGCCGCGCAGTTCGGCGCTCGGCGCCTTGCCTTCGAACAGGTACGCTTCGAAGCCGCGCGCAAACTTCTCGTGATAGTCGCGCTTCTGGTCGAGCGACATCTCGCGCCACTTCTCGGGCGTCGTGCCGAACCAATCCATAACGGTGCCGAAGTCTTTCGCCACGTCAGGCAGCGCGCCGTCGCGCGACATGTGCGCGAGCATTTCCAAATTGAAGTGCCCGAGCTCGTGCGTGAACGTCGAGAGATCCGCAGACTTATTCAGCGTGATCGTCGTCGGTGCGCTGCTGATGTCGTCAGCAAACGACAGCTTGCCGCGCGCGGCCTGGTCGACCGAGTTCGCGCCCGTCACGTCTTCGGCTGCGATGCGCAGCGGGTAGCGCTGATACATCGCTTCCGGCGTCACGCCCGCGCGCGCTGCGGCTGCGGTGTACGTGTCGCGCACGAGCGCGGCGTACACCTTGTTCACGTCCGGCGTGAAACGGTTCGCTTCGCCGAGCTGGCGCAGAATGTCGTCATGCACGACGCCCGCCGACTGCGCGACCGCGTCATCGTTGCCCTTGTCCGCGATCGTCTGCTCGGCGGTCTTCTGGAACTGATCGACGGCCGACTGATGGAATTCGTTCGCTTCCTGCAGCGTCATGCCTTCCGGGTCGGTCTTCAGGTGCGGCATGATCGCATCCTGCGCCTTGCTGCCCGCGATGTGCGCGGCGAAGTCTGCGACCGGGATCGTCACGTCGCCACCCGTCGCGAGCGCTTCCGGGATCTGCTTCGCGACGTCTGGCATCGTGCGTTCGATGTCGGCGAGCTTGAACCCGGCTTGCGCGAGCGCGTTCGCGAACGTGCTGCCGTCGACATACACGTTCTGCACCGGGCCGTTCTCGTTGGCCCGAGCGACGAAGTCGCGGAACGTGTCGGGATCGCGCGCGCGAAGCTTCGACTGCGCTGCGGCGTCAGCCAGGTTCTGCAGGTTTGCGCCATCGCTCGTCGCCGTCTCGGCGCGCGCTGCGTCGCGCAGCCAGCCGCCCGTCGCACGCCCCGCGCCGTGCAGACTGAAAAGCGTGTTCAGCCCGTAGTCGAAGACCTTCTGCGCGGTCGGACGATTGTCGAACGGGTTCGTGCCTTGGATCACGTCCATCAGCGAATTGACGCCCACGGCACGCGCGAGTGTCTGCACGATCGTGTTATCCGGCAGCACGCGCCCGGCCGCGCCGAAGACGCCGCCCATCTCAGCACCGTGCAGCCCGGCCATGCCGAGCGTCGCCAGTGCCGCGCTTGGCGTGCTCTGGTCGAGCGCCTGCCCCGTCGCGGTGATCGTGCTCGCAAGCCCGAGCGTCGTCGCCTGCGCTGCGACGTCACGCCCGATAGCCTTCGCGAACGATTCGCCCGCAACGTGCGTCAGCCCCGGCAGGCGTTCAACAGCGCCGGCCGCGAGCTTGAGCGGCGCGCCGAGCACGAAGCCGGCCAGATTGCCGGCGCCGCTCGCGACACCGCCCGCCGTCGTTTGCGCTTCACCGTTCGCGTCGGGCGCGAGCCCGGCGAGGAACGAGTTATAGAAGCCCTGCGCAAACTGCGTCGGCACTTCGGACATGCCGCCGACCGCGTCGCGCATCGCGCCGACCGGTACATTGTTGTCTTTCGCGTACTGCTGGATAAAGGCGTGCGCGCCCGCCGCGCCTTGCGCGTTACCCTCGCCCGGTCCCATGCCGAGCAGCCCGCGCGCCCAATCGGTGATCCGCGTGCGAAACGGAAGCGGGGAATTGTCCGGTACGATCGAACCCATCTGCGGCGGGTTGATCGCGAGACGCGTCTGCCCTTCGACGTCGTCGGTCATCTGCGCGTCGGGGCCGACGAGCGCGCTGCGCGGCATCGGTGCGTACGGCGCGGCGGGCGTCGAGAACAGCGACTTCGGCGTCAGGCCGTAGGTTGCGTGCTCAACGTTCTGCAGCGCGTCGACGTCATCGTGCGCGACGTTCGCATTGCCCTGATTCTGATAGAACGCTGCCGTGCTCGGGAACTGCTTCGACATACGGTCGAAGTCCATCGTCGACAAGTAGGCCTGTTGCTTGACCTGGTCGGGGAACTTGCGCGCGCTGTCGATCGGCACACCCGTCTGCTTCGACAGGCGCGAGAGTTCCGCCTCGTAATCCGGGTTCGCGCCGAACGCGATCGCGAGATTCGCCTGCGCGCCCTGCGACGTGTTCTTCAGATAGCCGTCGACCGCCGAGCCGGTGTCGACCGTAGGTGCGGCGCGCGGCGCGATCGGGCCGTCGGTGCTCGGCGCTGCGTCCGGCGTAAGCGGATTGGCGACAGGGGTCGTTACCTTCGGTGCGGTCAGATCGGCCATTTAGTTTGAGTTCGCCAGTACGGATTTTTGCGACAGGGTTTTCATCGTCCAATACGCGCCGAGCAGCTGCCCGTCCGTCGGGTTCGTTACGCCGCGCGCCTTGAAATCATTCGTGAGATTGGTCTTGATGTCGCCCGGAATGTCCGCAGCCGTCATCGACATCATGTTGACCGTCTTGTTCGAGCCGCTCGTCTGGAACGCGCCGAAGTCCCAATAGTTGCGAAACGTCAGCGACTTCGCGAACAGGGTGTCGATATGCTCGCTGATCTCGGCTTCGCTGAACTTCTTGCCGGCTTCCTTCTGCGCATCGAGGATCGAGTTCGTCACGAACTGGCGGATCGCGCCGACGCGCTCGGCACCGGTCACGTCTTTGCTCATACCGGTCATGCTCGGGCTCGGGTTGATGCCGATCGACGTCAGGCGCTGGTTCAGCGTCTGCGTCATCGCGCCAGTGTTCAGGCTGTTCGGCGAGTTCGAGCCGGTGCCGTTCAGAATGTCGGCTCGGATCTGCGTCAGGTGCTTGAAATCTTTCTCGTCAAAGTTCGGCGCCTGCGTCTGCCACTGATCGTTCGACATCTTCGCCATCACGTTCGGCGACGTGATGTACGTCTGGTACAGCGCCGTGTTCGTGCTGTTCACGCCTTCGTTCATCTGCTTCGCGAACGTCATCACCTTCGGCAGATCGTCGGGGTTCACGCGCGCGAGATCCGCCGGCGATACCGAGTTGATGTTGCCGCGGTTCGATGCCAGCGTGCGGTACACGCCGGCCAGGGTCGCGTCGTCCTGCTGCTTGATCGCGGCGGTCTGCTCGTCGTACTGCTGGCTGGCGAGCGTGACGGCGTGCGTCATCCATTCAGGTTTCTGCTGCAGCACCGGGTCGGCGCGCACGGCGTTGAGCACGTCGAGCTTCGACGGGCGTGGCACGCCGTTATTCGACTGCAGCGTGGCGACGTTGTTCTGCACGTACGCCTGCGTTTCCTTCGGCATGTACGTCAGCCAGTTGCCGGGCGCGCCGGCTTGCTGCGCCTTCGCCATCGCGTCGTCGAGCGTCTTCGGTCCGCCGTTGTACGCCGCCCACGCCTTCGCCGGATCGCCGCCGTAGTGCGCGAGCATCGCCTGCAGATAGTCGCGCCCGACGCGCGCACGCTCTGCGGGGCTGCTGTCCTGCGCCGGTCGCACGCCGAAGCCGGGATCAGTGTTCGTCGTCGGCATGACCTGCATGACGCCCTGCGCGCCCTTCGCCGACGTGACGGTCGAGCCGTCGGGGTTCGTCTCGTGCCCGCCCGATTCCGACTGAGTGGTGATCACCACCATGCGGTCGAACGGGCTGTTCGACAGCGCCGGGCCTGCGGCAGACATGACGCGCGTCACGGTGTTCTGCGCAGCCTGCGCGCCGAGATAAGACGTCATCTTGCCGTTGACTTTCAGCATGTCGTCGGCGGTCATGTCCGAGCCGTACTTCTTCAGCAGGCCATTCGCGTACGTGATCTGCCCTTGCTGCAGCGCCGTGTCGATTGCGTTCGACAGCGCGTTGCTGGTCATCGTGCGCTGGTTCGCTTCGATCTCGGTCGCGGCGTGCCCGCTGATCGTGCCTGCCTGATACACCGCTGCCTTGATCGTCTTGATGCCGGCGTCGATGGCGTCGGGGTCGTTATAGCTCAGACCGATCTGATTCGTCGCGAGCTTGATCGTGCCGTCTTGCGTCGACAGCGCGTACGACTTGAACTGTTGGCCTTCCCACTGCGTCGTCGCGCCGTGGAACTGCGTCGTGATCTGCCCGGCCTGCTCGGCGAACAGGCGCTGCTGCACCGGGTTCGATAGCTGGCTGCTGATCTGCGACGCGCTGTCGTTCAGCTTGCCGGTGTACTCGTCGGCAAGCGACATGCCGCTGTCGCGCTGCAGCGCCTTCAGCCCGGTCTGCGACTGCACGCCGGTCTGCGGGTTGTACATCAGATCTTGCTGCTGCGTCTTCAACTGATTCAGCGCGTCGTTCACCCGCGTCTGATTCGCGAGATTCTGCGCGTCGATCGCCATCTGCGATTGGACGTTTGCGGCTTGCCCGAGCGCATCGCCGAGCTGGCCGACTTGCCTCGTGCCCTGCGTGAGCAGATCGGCAGTCATCGCCGAGTTGACAGGCGTGGCTGAATCGGTCGTCGGTGCGACGCGCTGCGACGGGTCGAGTGTCGGAACTACCGGCATTATTGAACCCCTGCGCGTTGATTGCGGTACCAGTCGGACGCGATGCTCGTCGCGCTCGTGAGCAGCGACGTCGCGCCCGCAGTGGTCGGGCTGACGGAATTCGCCGCGGCGCGGTACACGCCCGAGTTATTGGCGTAGTTTTCCGACTGTGTCGTGTAGCCCATCGCGGCGCGCGCGGCGTTCGCGGTGATGGTGTCAATGTTCTGATCCGTGACCCACTTCGTCGACTTCTGCAAGTTCGCGGCGGTGCCCGAATTGATGTCGACGCCGTTCGCGGCGAGCGCCGCGCGCTGTGTCGCGATCGTCTGCGCGCCCTTGATAGCAACGTCGGATGCCTGCGCTTCGCCGCTGGTGACCGCGCTCGCTGCTGCGCGCTCCGCGATTAGGGCGTTAGTCGCCATCGCGTCGGCCTGCGCGTTGTCAGCGGTGCGCTGTGCGCCTGCGCTCGACAGAGCGGAAAACAGCTTCATGCCGGCGCCCGCCGCGCCGAGCGCGAGCGACACATTGCCGGCCGTCGCGACGCCGGGCGTGGCCGGCGCGGCACTACCGAAGGCGACAGGTGCGCCGCTGCCAGTTGTCGCGGAAACCGTATTTGGCGAAAGGCACATTATTTTTTCATCCCGAATCGGTGAAACGGTAAGCCGAGCACGCCGTACGGCGTTGTGCTCTGTTCGACCGTGAAGCCGAGCCGTGTGAGCCAGTGGATAGACTTGACGTTTCGCGCGTCGACGAAGTTCATCAGCGTGCCGTATTGTTCAGCCATACGCCTGACGTATGTGCGCCCGAGCTTCGTGAGTTGCTTCGGCGCGCGCTCGAGCGCGGCAGTGCCGAGCATCCACACCCCGCCGACGCCATCTGTCGGCGAAGCACCGAAAACGCCAGCGGGTTCGCCGCTGACCTCGATCGTCCAGCACGGCGACGACGCGTCAACGCCCGCACGCAGCACCGCGAGCGCGTCGCGCGCGCCGGTGCCCGCTTCCACTTCGTCGAGATCCGCCGGCCGCAGATGCGCGGCGATGTGCTCGACGTCCCCTTCGCGGATCTCGCGCACGATCAGCTTTGCCATTCAACCCCCGATAGATGCTTCGATCGTCATCGACGCGACGATCAGCGGTAGCGGATCGGTCTGTCGAACGCACACCGATCCATCCTGTTGCCACGACGGCGAAAGCGTGATCTCGATCTCGCCGGTCACCATTGCGGGCGGCGTACCGTACGGTTCCGTCTTGCGCTGCTTGAACTGCGTGAGCTTGTCGAACGAGGGGCCGGCGAAGACTCCTGACGAGTTGTGCACGCGCATCCAGATCTTGTTCACGTTCTTCGCGCGCCCCTGCCCGTACGCTTCCGTCGCGAACGAGAACGGCAGGGTCTGCAGGTCTCCAGTGATCGGCAGGCCGACCGCGACAACGCTGCCCGCGTGCGCGAGCGTGACCGTACCGTTTGTGACGGTCTGCTGCGGTTGCACTGCGCCATCAACGAGGATGCTGACCGTCTTACCCTCGATGTGACCGAGCCCGCTGACCGACGTAATATTCGAGCCGGTCACGAGCACGCCGCAGTCGACAAAGAAGCTGTCGGACAGCACGTCGACCTGGCGGGAGTGCATGCGCTCGACATAGCGCAGCAGCGCGCCATTGATGTTTCGGCGCACGATCGCGTACAGCACAGACTCGTCGCCTTCGGTAACGACGCACACCGATTCGAACGTGCCGTCGGTGTCGTGGTGATGCCACGCCGAAACCTTGTGCGAGGGTGAGTAGGTCAGGCCGAGCAGCGTGCCGTCAGACGAAACGCACCACACAATCGGGTACGGCGACTTCGAGTACGCCATGTCGGCGATCGTCTTGAAGTCGAACAGGTGCGGCGCCATGACGCTGATGTCCTGCGTCACGTACCCGCCGGCGTAGTAGTTGTACGTCATTTCTCCGACGTGCCCGCCCATCGCCATCGCGTACAGCAGCGAGTTGCTGACCGTGACCGGCACGACATTCGACGCACCGGTGTACCCCTGAGGCTGCACCGACAGCGTGCTCGGCGTGATCGCCTGCGTCGCTGAGCCGTTCGCTGTCACCGCCCATTCGGCGCTCGATGTGAGCAGCACAAGCTCGGACAGCGGCACGACATGACGGATCGTGTTCGCTTCGCGCGCGGCGATGCGATAGTTCAGCGCGTCGGTGTCGCGCGACGGTGTCGACATCGACAGGTTCGACTCGGTGCCGGTGCGCGTCATCCAGACGGTTTGCGGCAGATTGGTCGTACTGGCGAACACGCGGCGCTGCTGGTGGTAGCCGACCGCCGCTGGGTAACTGCCCGCGCCGCTGAACGGGTTCGCCAGCTCGGGCGGCGTCGTGCCGGTGTCGGGTTCGATATTGTTGTCAGTGATCGACAGATCTTCCGTCTGACCGATGAACGCGAAGATGCCCTGGTATTTGCGGTACACGTTGTATCGCGCCGCGCCCGCGACGGCGGGCCACGTAACGGCGTTCGTATAGCCCGACAGCGTCAGATCGTTGTTGCACGACGCAACGGGCGAAGCGAGCGATTCTTCTAGCGTGTTCGCGGCGAGCGCAGTGACGCAGTAGAAATAGTCGATGTACACCGGCGTGCCCGTCGAACCGTGCGTCGCGGTCGCGGTCGGCGTGCCGGGCGCCGCCATCGACGACACGAAGCTGATATCGGTGAGCGTCCAATTCGACGCGCCGAGCCGGCGCAGTTCCTTCGGCGGATAGCTCGGGTGCGTGATCGTCAGCACATCGGCAGACTGAACATAGTGCAAATCGAACAGATCCGCTTCGCCGTAAGGTGTCGCGACTTCGTAATAGGCTGTGCCGTCAGTCGTGAGCAGCGTCTCGCCCTGCGTGTGGAACCGGATATAGTTCGAGCCGAATTCCAGCACCATCGTCTGCGTCGTGCTGTACGAGAACGGGATCAGGCGACTGCGTGTCGCGCTGTTCTTCGTCGCGAGCACGAAGGCGAAGCCGGGCCGATTCGCGGCGGGGCCGTGCGGGAGCGTGATGAAATTGCGGCACGTCGCGAGCCCGGTCTGAAACTGATCGAGATCGACGCGCCCGAATAGCTCGGGCGTGATCTCGCCGGCCGCGAACGAGCGCGATAGGTTGCGGACATTTGGCATTATCGGTTCGCGATCCAAGACGGGTTGCGCTCGGACTGCGCGCGGGAACGGCGCCGGTTATTGGCGTCGCTGGTTTTCGCTTGCGAGATGCTGCCGATAAAGGCGCGCATCATGGCTTGCCCGACTTGCATGCCGGTGTCGCCCTTGATAACAGGCCCGGCGAGATAGGCGGCGAGCAGCCACGCGAGCGCGTCGACGAACTGCGCACTGAACTTGGTCGTGTCGGTCACGCCGCGGATATAGCGCAGTTGCGCGCCGGCCAGGTTCGTGTAAATGACCTGCGTGCCGTCGGCGAGCGTTTCGAGCTCGTACGGCACAGGTTCCTGATCGAAGCCGTGCCAGTGCTGACCGTAATCAACGCAATGGAAGTCGCTCACCGCATTCGGATCGACTAGATCGACGATGTTGCGGCAGTCGGACGGAAGCTGATACACGTATGTGAAGCCCGGCGGGGGCGTGTTCGACAGCGCGGCGAGCGTAGCGCGCGTCGTTGCGAACCCCCACTCGTGCGCTTCGAGGCACAGATCGCGCGCGATCGGATAGAAGCGCTGGCAATGCTCGGCCTGCGAGCTGCCCTCCGGCGGGCTGATGCTCGACACCGTGGCGTCGTCGCCAAGGTGACCGAGCGCGAGATTGCAGATATCAACGGCGCTAGCCATATCGAAACCCTCAAACAAAAACGGGAACCGCTCGGGCTCCCGTTTGTACTCACCTATGCGCGAGCCGCTTAGACCAGATCGCTAGTCACGTCGCGGCTTGCGCCGCCGATCGGGTTGTTGCCAGTGGTCTGTGCTTGCGAACCCGCGATGCGCTTCGTGCGCTTGCCGTCGAGCTTTTCCATCCACTTGTCGGAAAACGCTTCTTCGTTCTCGACTTCGAACTCGTCGCCGACTTCGCGGAACTGGCCGTGGTAACCCTGCGCGGTCGCGATGACTTTGATACCCATGCTTTACGCTCCAAGTAAGAGAGCCGGGCCGAAGCCCGGCTGCACGTTACGCGACGGTGAAGCCCTTCGCGTAATCGACCGTGCCGTTGATCGTCTGCATGTCCTTCACGAGGCCGGCGGTGATTGAGCCCGCGGTGGCATTCGAACCGGTCACGACATACTTCAGACCGACGTAGCGACGGAACTTACCGAACGGTACGTCGATGCCGACGAGGCGCGCCTTGGCGGTCAGCGATGCGACCGGGATCGCGCCGCTGTCGTAATGCGTGATGGGGTTCGTCGTCAGCGCTGCGTCATCGGCAGACACGAGCTGGATATTCAGTGACGTGAGCGTGGCGAAGTTCGCCGAGCCGACTTGCGCGAACAGGGTGATGTCTTCGCCGTCGCCGATGCCGGACTTCGTGTTTTGACCGCCGGGCAGCGTGTCGATGACGTTGCTCGAATTGGCCGACGCGGTGATCGCCTGCGCATCCGAGAACAAGCTTTGTTGATCGAGGATCATGGTTGCTGCTCCTATGTTCTGTGAACAGAGCAAGCCGCCGAAGCGGCTCGCGTTCTGCGGATACGCTTAGACGACGCGGCCTTCGGTCGACAGGATCGAGTCGACGATACGGATCGGGATACCGAGGAACGACGTCGTGATCTGGCCTTGTGCTTCGCTGACGCTCAGCGCGTTCTGCGACTTGTTCAGCGCCTGCACACGCAGCATTTCGCCGATCGTGCGGTTGACGTAGAACACCTGACGGCCCATACCCTGACGTGGGATACGCGCGGTCATGCGGATCATCGTCTGGATCAGATCGGTCGGCGTACCGCTGCTCGTCGTGCCGGTGCCGGGGAACGTCGGCGCGTTCGAGCTCGTGGTGAGCACGGTCGTGTCGATGTTCGCGGCGCGCACGATGTAGCGCCAATCCTTCAGCGCAATACCGCAGTTCCATTCCCAGCGGTCAGCGACGGCGCGGAAACGGTTGTTGTTCGCGTCGAACGCGTCGATTTCGCCGAGATCCTGGTGGATGATGCCGGCCTTCGAGCCCTTCGGGAAAATGCCGTGCAGCGTCTGATCGCCCCACGTCACGAGCCACATCGACGTGTTCGCCGAGCCGGTGCCGCCGCAGTCGATCACGTTGTTCGCGTTCGCCGCGCCCGAGATCGCACCGAAGCGCGGCGCAAGGCCGGTGAAGCGCTCGGCGTTCACTTGCGTGTCGCCGTAGATCAGCGTCGAGGCCATCGTCTCGTTCATCGATTCGAGGAACGCGCTGGCTTCCGACAGACGGAATGCTGCGGTATTGCCGTTCAGCGCTGCGACCTTCACGTCGATTTCGTTGCGTGCTTCGAGCAGGCCGCAAGCCTCGTCGACTTGCGCGCGGGTCGACTTGCTCGCCGGCACGCCACCGTACAGACGGCGCCACACGACGGTCGGCAAGCCGGTGCGGACCGTGGTGCGGTGACCGGTCGGCAGGTTGCCTTCGATGAAGGTTGCGTCGAGCAGAATTTCGTTCGTTTGATTCAGCAGCTCGACGACGTCAGCGGTGCTGCCGTCCGGGTCGAGCGATTTCGCAGCGTCGAGCAGCGTCGGGTTCTTCGTGCCAAGTACGGCCATGATGTATGCCCCTTATTTCTGGTTCGGATAGAGACGGTTTTCGATCGGGGTCGCGTTGCGGTCCTTCTGGCCTGCTGCGCCCGTCACAATGCGGCCGTCTTCACTGATTGCCTTGCCGGCCTTGACCATGAACCGGATGACTTCCGGGTGATTGCCAAGCCCGCTTTCGTTCAGCAGCGACTTCAGTTCCGGCGAGCCGAATTGATCGAGCGCTTGCTTCGCCGCGGCCAGGTTCTCGGGCAGCTTGTCGCCGCCGAATTCCTTGTCCGTCTGCGCCTGCTTCGCCCACTCGGCGGTTTGCGTCTTCACGTGATCGGCGATGCGGGAATTGAATTCCCGCGCCTGCTTCACGCCGAGATCGACGAGCTTCTGCGCGTCTTCCTGCGAAAGACCCTTCTCTTTCGCGTACGCCTTCAATTCGTCGAACGCTTCGCCTTCCAGCTTCACGCCTTCGGGCACCTTGAAGTCGGTGTACTCGACCGGCTTTGCGGCTTCAGTAGGCTTGTCGCCTTCCTTCGCTGCTTCGCCTTCGGCGGGCTTGTCGGCCGCGCCGTCGAGCAGCGTCGCGCCTTCAGCCGGTTGCGTTGCCGGGGTCGCTGCTTGGCTTGCCGGTGCGCTCGCGGGGCTTGCCGCGTCGCTGGCCGTCGTCGCCGTGGTTTCCGTCTGGCCTTCAGTGATGGGGTCAGCCATTTGGTTTTTCCTTTACCTTCGCTTCGGTCGCCATCTGCGCGTAGAGCTCGGCGCCGTTCTCGATCGAATGGATCTGAGCAACGAGTCGTAGCGCAATGCTGCGTTTCCCTTCGTTGAAAATCGACCAGTTGGTGTTGCCGTCGAACGACTGCTGGTACAGCCGTGCGTCGCCGAGCAGGCGCCACACGAAACGACGGCCACGCTTGCCGCTCATGAGCCAGCGAATGTCATCGAGTTCGACCGCAGCCTCAAAGCGCGACTGCTCGCGCGCCGCAGCGCGCTGCTCGTCGATTGCTGTGAGATCGGTCGGATTGAATTCATCGCTCATGACGCGCGAATATACGGGCGCGGTTTTGCGGTATGTGCGCGTCGGCTATTGCTGGTGCAGCTTGATGAAGTTCTGAAAGTCGGTGTAGCGCGTCTTCTTAGTCACGCCATCGTTCGAGAGCATGCCGAATTTCATTTCGTCGTCGGTATTCGGCGTCGTGTTGCTCGCCGCGTCGAAGAGCTGGTACAGCGACACGTGCTTGATGTTGTACGTGTTGCGGGTATTCCAGAAGCGAGTCAGCAGATAGTTCCCGGTGATCGCGTTCGAAATGTCTTGCTCGACGCCCGAATAATTGCTGCTGTGTGCGCCGACTTCGGTCAGATAAATCGGCTTTCCCCAATCCTTCAGGTGCTGCAGGATATTGAACCCGCCTGACTGCCCGGCGAGCACTTCGATGTCGTCATTGCCCGGATAGTTGTAGACGTACCAATGCCACGACGTCAGATCCCAATCGAGCTTCGGCGCGCCGGTCGTGCCGTCGGGGTTCATGCCGGCCAGCAGCATGTCGTGAAACGCCGTGTGCATCCACGTTCCGCCCGGTCCCATGATCGGTGTGACGTTGTCAATCGACTTGATGCCCGCCACCGTGCCACGCAGCAGCCCGCGCAGAATGGCGAACTTCGCGGCGTCGTAGTCACCGCGCCACGCGCCGCGACCGACGAGCGCGTACGTCTCGATCTCGTTCGCGATCTCGTACCAAGGCACAAGGCCGCGCAGTTTCGTTGCCGCTTCGATGCCGCGCGCCTGGCCGAATGCGTAAGCCGTCGTCTCGTTCGTGATCGCCGGGTGTGAATACGTCATCAGCAGAACCGGGGCGACTTGAATGCCGCACGGTGCGGCGTAGTTCGTGATGAAGTCGACGATGGTATTGCCGTCGCTGCCGGTGATCGCGCCGGTCGTGCCATCTTCTGACCAGCCGTACCCGTTGCGGTACACCTTGGTCCCGAGTTCGAGCATGCGCAGGCAGGCGATCGCCCAATTCGCTTTGATGTACGGCGTAGCGTTCGGTGACCAGTTCCACGTCAGATGCCCGTTGATCCCCCAAAAGCTCGACGGTCCGCCGATCGTCAAGCCGCTCGTGGAGTTCAGCCACGCTTTCAAGTCGGTCAGCTTGATCTCGACTAGCTGATTGTCTTGCCGGACGGTCAGCGTGTCGTTGTCGAGCGGTGATCGGGTGGACTTCTGCGGCTGCATGGCGAACTCCTAGACGGTTAGTCGAGCTTGTCCTCGACGCGGCAACAACGTTCGCCGTCTTCGAGTGCACGAGCGCACCACCAACAGCGATATGCGTAATAGAGCTTCACTGCGTGTATCCGGTCAGGTTCGACATCACGTCAGACAGCACATTGCTCGCACCGCCTTGCGTAGGCGCTTGCGCGGCCGTCTTCGCCGTCTCGGCGGCTTGCTGCATCTGCGCCTGTTGCTGTGCCTGCTGCTGCGCTTTCGCGCGTGCGGCGCGCGCCTGGTCGCGCTCGTCGGGGTCGACGTTGATCGCTGGGTCGACGCCCTGCGCGTCGGCGTACGTCTCGTACCACCCGTCGGTGTCGAAGTTGTCCATCACGGTCGGCTGCTGGCCGGCGTTGATCTGCATCGTCGCAATACCGCCGAGCGCCATCACGAACTTGTCGATCGAGTTCGTGCCGATCTGCTTCATGGCTTGCGCGAGGATCGAGATGAACTCGACTTGCAGCGTCATGCCCTGCAGATCAGGCGGCGGCGGCGGGAGCAACCCGGCTTCGGCCAGAATGTCGAACGCCGCGTCGACGAGCGGCTTGAGCAGTTCATCGTGCAGGCGCTCGATCACTGGTCCGAGCATCAGCATCTTTTCTTCGTGCAGCTCGGCGACTTCGGTCGCCGTCATGTTCGAGTTGACGTTGTTCGCGAGCATCAGGAACAAGTCTTCGTAGAACGCGCTCTTGATGCGCTGGCGCACGTCCTGAATGTCCTGCAGCAGATAGTCGAGACGCAGGTTCACGTCGTACAGCGTGCGGATTCCGCCCTGCGGCGTCGCGCTGTCGACGTAGGACAGACCGCCCGGCAGGCCGTCGAAGTCGTGATTCTTCAGCGACGTCGGTGCCTGCAGGGGCGGGTTCGTCATCTTGTCGATGGCCTGGCCCTTGCGCAGCTGCTCGTGCTGCAGCTGGCGAATGTCGCCGAGCGCGTCGGATGCGGGGCCGCTGCCGTAGATGTCGCCGCCGAACGTCGCCCATCGCGGCGCGACGACGCGGAATTTCTTGAAGCCGGACACCGACAGCGTCGCGTTGTCGCCGCCCGTCGTGGCCTGATTGCTCGTCTGCTGCGAGTCGGACGAGCCGCCGAGTTCGAGATACGTCGACGTCCACGCCATGTTGCGCGCGTCGGACTTGCTCGGGTCGCGGTCTTCGTTCGGCTCGATGATGTGCAGCACCGTGCGCCATACGTCGAGATTGCCGCTGTCGTACATGCGGCGTGCGTTCTCGCTGCAGTTCTCGTATCCGAATTTCTTCACGAGTTGCGCGACCGTCAGTTGGAATTCGCGATACAGCGTGTCGACTTCGCCCTTGTCGTTCGTCGAGATCGCGTACTCGCCCGCGGTCAGCGGGTACATGCGGATCACGTCATTGAAATCCTGCATGATGATCGACACCGCAGTGCCGAACGCGCCGATTTCCTCGTACATGGAATGCAGCGAGCGGTACACGTTCGAGCGGTTGAACACGTCGAGAATCAGCTTCGTGACTTCGGCGCACCAGACCTTGACGGCCTGCTTCTTATTGAGTTCGCGGTACGGCGTCTTCAGCGCGATCCACGGCCGCGCCGGCGACGTGGCGCCCGCCATCAGGCCAGCGCCGAGCACGCGCAGCGACTTGGTCGCCGTCGAGTCGAAGATCTTCTGGTTGCGCCGGTTGCCGCGGTTGCGATCCTCAACGAAGAAGCGCCCCGCGCGGGGCAGCAGCACTTCGCTGATCTCTTTCCATTCGCGGATCCACGACGAGCGTTCCGACTTCAGCGCGTACCAGCGCTGCAAGTGCAGTTCTTTGCGCGTCTTGATCGGCTTCGCGTTGCCACCCGACTGCGCCGGCTTGTCGGCGCTCGGGTCTTGCGCGGTGTCGTCAGCGAGTAGCGTGTTCGCCATTACGAGCCCAGAAGCGTGTTCCCGCCAAGCCCGGCGGTGCCGCCGAGATTCAGCTTCGAGTTATCAACGCCGCTCGAACCGGTGAGCAGGGTCGAAGCCGGGCCGCTGTTCACGCCTGCGGTCGCCGCACCGTCGGTCGAGCTCACACCGCTCGTGTCGGCTGCGGTAGCCTTCTGCGCGGTGCCCGCCTTGCGCGCTGCGTCGGCGGTCGCACCGCGTGCGTTCGCGGCCTGCTGGTTTGCCTGTACGTGCGACGCGATGGCGCCCGCTGCGGCTACACCAACGCCGATAGCTGCGATAACCCCGCTCATGCTTGTTCCCCTGTGATCGTGACGCGGCCCGCGCACTGCATGAGCAGTTCGGGCTCGTCGGTGAATTCGTGTTCAGCTTCGACCACCGACTGCGCGGCGCTCAGCAACACCATCGTCATGTGCGTTTCGGCGTGCGTGCGAAACAGTTGCTTGCGCCCGGCGCTGCCAGGCAGGACGTGAAAGCCTGTGAGCCGCACCGCATCGGCGCCGGTGAAAACCGTCACGTCGCCCTGCAGCACGAGCACTGTCGCCCGGCTGAGCAAGACGCCCGAGACGACCGTATCGGCGGGCACGTGCGCGGTTCTCGCGTACATGCCGCCGTGAATCAGGTGGTCGATCGGAATCTCGATTTGCGGCTGCGTGAGCAGTTCAACGTCGAGCCGGCGCAGCTGATCGAGGATCGACGCATCGGGCGCGACGAGCGCAGGCGAAGGTGTCGTCAGCTCGTTCATCGCGCGAAGGCCCGGAAGTACAGGCGATTCGTCGCCCGGTATCCGACACGCGGCAGGATGACGTCGAGCCGGCTTTCGCTCGGCGCGCTGATCATCAGGCCGATTGCGCCGCGCGCTTCTGCGATCTGCTCGGCGGTCTGCCGGAGCCGCGTGCCTGCGCTGCCGTCGCGCGCGCTGGCGGCGAGGAAGAACGAGATCAGGCACCCGACCAGCTTCGAGTAATGCGGCAGCGGCGACAGCGTGACGACGCCGAAGCCCACGAGCTCGTCGCCGCGCCACGCGCCAATGCACTGCCCCATGCCGGCGGCTTCCATCGATCGGTACATCGCGGCGTCAACATTGGCCTGGCCGAATTCCGAAATGCCCGACTCGGCGGCGTACTCGTCACACAGCGCGCCGAAGTTCGGCGCGGCGGCGAGTTCGTCGAAGAGGCATTCGCGGATGACGGTAGCCATGATCCTTTACGCGTATGGGTTGTGCTCGCCGCGGGCGGCCGGGCGCTGATATGCGTACGGATCGTAGTTGTCACGCGCAGCGGTATGTCCGCGTCGCAGATCGGCGATCTTCGGCGTGTCGATCAGCGCGAGGATGTACGCCGATGCGCAGTCAGGCGATCGCCCGATGCGCTTCACGATCTCGTCGCGGGACTCGACTTGCACCGTCTTGCCCTGCACGCGCCAGCGCGGCGCACACAGATCGGCGAGCAGCTCGGGGTCGTTCGGCAACGCAATGCCGGTGTTCGCGCTCGGCTCCAGCGCTTCACGCATGCGCCACCAGAGTTCGGTTCGCAGGTTCGAGAACCGAAGCTGGCCTGAGCGATCGACGCCACGCGCGGCTTCCGACACGTTCACGCCGAGCGCTGGCAGGCCGGCATTGTTCAGGAAGTCGTACGGCGACGAGCCGACACCGATCACGTCGATGTGCATCGGCGCGTTGTCGCGCGTCGCGGCGATTACATAGCCGGCGACAGTCGGACCGTCGGGCGTTGCGCTGCCCTGGTACGCGATCGTCTTGTCGAACCACATGCCGTGCCGGCGTGCGATCACGGTCTTGTCGCGCCCGCCACGTGCGACGTCCACGCCGACGGAATCCATCGGCGGCTTGACGTCCGGCTCGCGCCAGCGCGCCATTGCCGCGTCGACCCATGCCGTGGGAATCAGCTGCATTGCGTCGTCTTCCATGCCTGCCTCGAATGAGCCGTAAAGCATCTGCGAGCGCAGCGGCTCGGGCAGCGCCTGAAGCTGCGACACGTAGTTCGTGCCGACCAGGTGCGGGTTGTCCGTTACGCGCGACGGAATGAACGTGCGCGAGCGTGGATGCACCATCTCGCCTTTGTGCTCGAACGGCTCGGGCCCGGCGACTTCCACATCGCGCACACCGCTGCCGTGAACGAGCGTCGCGAACCAGCGCAGTTCGCCCGGCGCAGCTCGCTTGCCGGCGTACTTGCGATCGAGCCACGGTGCGAAGAACGCGATCAGCCACCGGCCTTCAGCGCTCGACGGCGGGTTGAACGTGAGCAGCGTCTGGCACTTCTGGCCGGGCACCGTCGTGCGGTTCCAGGCCATCAGGAAGCGGATCTGGAACTCGGGGATCTCGGCGGCTTCGTCATAGATGATCAGATCGTGCGGCCGGCCCCGATACTTCTGCTCGTCGCCCATGTTCGGCACAGAGCCGAATTCGACCTGCACTTCGGGCAGACGCCAGATCGCATCCTTCGAACTCCAACCGTCACGATTGCCGAGCAGCTCGCCCATACGGTCGACCATGCCGACGTGCTCGGTGCCGTTCTTCCGCACCACAATGCACTTCTTGTGCTGCGTGAGCGCCTTGCCGATAGCGAGATCGGTCTTGCCGCCGCCGGCCGCGCCACCGAAGCCGATGACGTCGGCGTCCGAGCCGTAAGCGATGCTCTGCGGTCCCGGCAATGGTTCCCATAGGGGTGGCTCGTACGAAGCCAGCAGCGAGTCGAATTCAGCCCTTTCCGCGTCCGTCATGAACGGACGCAGGGCTTCGTAGTCGGCGGGGGTCATACGAGATCGGTGCCGTCGTCCTGCTCGGCTTGCTTCCTGCGCTTCTCGGCCGCAGCCGCTAGCTGTGTGATCTTGGCCTGGCGTTGCTCGGGTGTCAGGTTCAAGGATTCGCCGGCAGTCGTCATGTCGATGCGCTGGCCGTACTTGCGCGGGAACCAGACCGCGAGCAGCTTAAGGCGCGTCTCGACCTGCAGCTTGCGGTGCCCGAGCATGTCTTCACGCACGGTCTTGAAACCCTCGTGCGTCGTCTCGTCGCGCTCGCCTACCTGCGGCGTGTCAGCGATAGCCAGGGCTTGCTCGGCGATGACGTCGCCGCCGATCTCACGCGCGAGCGCGAAGCGTGCCGAAAATTCTGCATTGGACTCGCGCCAGCGATACACCGATCTGAAACTCGGAACATGATCATCGCGACAAATGTCGCGCAAAGTCTCGCCCGAAGCGAGTCGTTCGCAAATCTCGTCTGCCAATGCGGGGGTGTAGGACGTAGGCCGTGTCATGCGTCGAATGTTGCGCGACGCATGACAGGGTAAGTGCGCTTCAGATCGGGCGGAACTTGACCGCGACTTGCGCGCGGCGGCGATAGTTGACGATCTTGTCGACCGTTGATTCGCTGACTTCGAACTTCTCGGCGATGTCTCGGCGGGGCATACGCTGCTCGTGCAGCTGTCGCATGAGCTCGACATCGCGATCCGTCAATTTGGCTCGCTGGTGGTCTTGCCCCACCCTAAGCCCCTTCTCGTTCACCCCGACCAATCGCTTATTCATTCGGCCCCTCAACTTGCAATTTTTTGCACAGACCACCTAGACCACCTAGCCCACCTACTTTCTATTCCTTCCTAAAACCACCTACTAATCACACGCGTAATTTCTAAAGTAGGTGGTCTAGGTGGTCTAGGTGGTCAAAAGCCTTACTCCATAAGACTTTGCGGCTAGACCACCTTGCGCGCGATGGTGGTCTAGGTGGGCTTGACCCATACTCGAATCTGCTGCTTCCCGACGGACCGCCGTTCGCGGACGTAGCCGAAAACCTGCAAAATCTTTCCAACACGCATTTCTTCGCGCTTTCCGATCTGTTTCGCGTCCATGCGCAGCGCACCGATCAGAACGTCATGTGTTTGCAAAATTTCGCGCTTTCCCGGCGTGGCGTCTTCACCGTCGAATTCTTCCGGCGTGTCGAGCCACGTCTGCACGACCGGCGCCCACGGATCGCTTATCTTGTGTTCGTGATGGACATCTGCGGCCAGCTTCTCGGCGTCTTGCCAATCGATGCCTGCGAGCTCGAAGACGTCGCGCGCTTCGGCCCAAAGCTGCAGACAGTCACGCGCGATTGCGTCGACGTCACACTTGCCGACGCGGATCGGAAGCCAGCGCCGTTCGCCTGTCTCGTCGGCCAAAAATTCTTCCTGATTGGTCGTACCGAAGAACAGGAAGCGTCGCGCGAACTGCGTGCTGAACTCTTTGAACTTCGGAACCCAGTTCTCATGCGTGCGGCTGATGAACGCCTTGATCGACTCGGAATCCCGCGTGTGCAGCCCGCGCAACTCGCCGAGTTCCAGCACGAGTCGGCCGCGCATCACGCGCGACGCGTCGGCGTCACGGTCGGCCAGGTTCAGTTCGGTGTAGAAGTCCATCGCCGGTGAGATCGCCTTCACCGAGCGCGTCTTGCCCGCGCCCTGCCCACCGATGAACACCGGCACCATCGCCGATTCGCAGCCCGGTGACAGCACGCGCCCTGCAAGCGCCGTCCACATGTAGCGCGACACGGCCCGCGTGTACGGCGTGTCGGGCACGCTCATGTACTTGTGCAGGAACATCTCGATGCGCGCTTCGCCGTCGTGCGTGAGCGTGTTGATCCACTCGACCGCGCTGTCGAAGCGATGGTCGTCAGCCACGAGCCAGACCGCGTCGCGCATCATCTCTTTCGAAAGCTTCTTGAACCCGAGACGTTCGAGCTGGATCTGCAGGCGCGTGTAATCGGCGTCGGTCAGCGTGCGCCACTCGCCCGAGTCGGCACGCGCGAGCATGATCTCGGCGCGGAACTCGTCGAAGCGAATGTCGACGCCTACTTCGTTCGGGTTTTCGAGCCCCATCACGACGTTCTCGATCACCGCGAGGATCTCGCCGTTACCGTTGCGCCGGTACGCCGGGCGCTTCGGGCTTGGCTTCTCACCGGGCGCGAGCGGAATCACGGCGAAGTCATCGCCGAGCGGTTCTTCCCATCCGTGCTCGCGCGCCATGTGCAGGATCGTGCGGCCGGTGATCGCGCCGCGCTCGCCGTCGTGGCCGTGCTTGACGAAAGGCCAGACCCGATCGTTCAGGAAGTCGGGCGCGTACTTGCTCGATCGCGCCGAAAACTCGTGCGCGAGCGCCAGACCCTCGTCGCTGCCCGCGGTCGCGTGATGCAGCGCGAAGATCACATTGCGCCACTCGTCGTAATCGAGTTCTGCATCGCCCGAGTTCGGGATCGCGTCGAGCGCCGCCTTCAGCTGCGCCAGCTCGACCGGCACTTCGCCGACCGTGGGCGCGACAGGTTCTTCGCGCTCGATCACCCGCACCGGGTCCGACACCGGCCATTCCATATCGGCGGCGTACTCTTTCGGCATGTCTTCAAGCTCGAACGTATCGAGCGGCACCGACTTGCCAGCCAGCGGCAGCACGAACATGTTCCCCGACCCGTCTTCGGGCACGCTGTTCTGCTTCGGGAACACTTCGATCTGCCCGGCGGCGACACCCTTCACACCGTCGACGAAGCCGCACGCTTCGAGCGCTTCACGCAGCGCGACGCGCACGCTGTACGCGTCCTGCGCTTCATCCCACAGCAGATAGATGTGCAGGCCAGCACCGCCCGACGAGCGGAACGGAATGCCGCGCAGGTTCGCTTCAGCCAGCGCATCGAGCACGCGCTGCGCGGTGTTCTGCATCTCGTGCCAGGGCGTTTCACCCTTGTGCGAATCGAGATCCAGCAGCGCGATGCGCGTCGTGCTCGCGCCCGGCTCGATCTGCGCGGCACCGTACGCCGGCCCACCGTTGACGTGGTGCAGAAGCTTCGCGCCCGTCAGCGGTTGCCGAGTGTGCGACAGCTTGCCGTCGCGCTTGATCCAGCAGTGCGACGTGACGACACGTGAGACGATCGGCGCGAGCGCGTCGACGAGAAGTTGTTTGTTCATATGAGATCCAGACCGGGCACCGGCCAGAACGCGGCCGAGTTGTTTAGTTCGATCCGCTCGGCGATCACTGCAGCGCGCTGCGCGGCGGTCGGCGGCACGTACATGCCGAACCGATCCTTAGCGCCGCAGTTCATCGTTGCGTTGGTGCTATCCGCCGACGACAGCGGCAGACGCGTGAAGACTTTCGGGTTCAGCATGCGCAGACCGTGCAGACGTGCGCGCGGTCTGCCCTGCTCGTCACAGGCGACAGCCATCGCGTCGGTCATACGCACCCACCAGTCAGACGTGCCCGGCGTCGCCCACTGCCCTGAACTACCAAGCGCGACCGTGCGCCACTCGGACACGAGACGATCGAGACGGCCAAGTGATTCGTGCAGATGCCACACCGGCACGCCCGCGACATGCGCCGGCCAGTCTGCGAGCAGCGCGTCATTGTCGGCTTCGTTGCCTTCGATGACGTCAGGGATCAACGCCCAGTCGAACCCCGGATGCCGGTGCCATTCTTCACACCAGCGGATATACGCCGGGAAATCGAGAACGGCGCCACGTTTCCAAGCCGAGAACGCGCTGTTATCGAAAACGAACGACTGGCAGGCTTCAGCGACGACGCCGATATCGTCTTGACGCAGAAACGGCACGAGCGCGTGCCGGCCAAGCAGAAAGCGCGCGGCGTCTTGCCGTGTCCCGCCGACAGGGGTTCCGTGATAGTGGATCATTCGGCCAGCCAGTCGAGCGAGACGCTGAAGAACTTCGCCAGCTTCGTGAAGTTCTGCCAGCACGGCGAATAGACGTTCAGTTCGACGCTTTGGATCGTCTTCACCGACAAGCCGACCTTGTCGGCCAGCTGTTGCTGCGTCAGCCCGGCGTCTTTGCGCAGGCAGCGCAGCTTCGCGCCCATCGTGTCGGGCGCTTCACCCCACTGCCGAACGCGGATCTGTACGCTCGGCATCTCAACCCCCGAATCCGCGACGCGTTTCGATGTCGACACCGTGGTGATGCGCTCGCAAGACCTGTTGACCGCCGAACTGCTTGAAGAAAAAGTCGGCGATCTGCTCGTGAAACGCCTCGTCGTACAGCGCGGCCGCAGTCACGATGTGCTCGACGTAGACCGTCACGCCCGCGGGCTTGCGCAGTTCGAACGTGTAAATGATCTGCTTGCCGTTGTTGGGGCAACGCGACACAAAGGTGTGGCGATAGATATTTGCGTCCGAGGGCGATTCGAGCTGGCGCTCTAATCCCTGCGCGGCCTTATCTGATGTGGTTTTCATGTTTTAAGACGCAAAATGTCCCCACACCCCGGTAAGGCTATGCTTTACAGGGGTTTTGGTATACGTTAAGGTGCGTGCGTGTTAGGCGTTACCAGACAGGGCGACAGGGATTCCGTCGGCCGGATTCGGGTAGTGCTTCGGGGCAAGAGCGTGCGGGGTGTACTTATATTCCGTCAGCTTCGCGAGTTCGAGTACACGGTCTTTCGGCAGTCGATCCTTATAGATCCACTCGTACACCGAAATGCGCCCGATACCTAACGCTTGCGACACAGCGCGCGCACCGCCGGCAGCGTCCACAGCTTGTTTGATGATCGACACGTCGGCTTTCCTATTAATGTAAGGCAATTCCGAACAAATTCTAGTTCGGCATCACCTAACAGTCAACGTCAATTTGGGGGGTTGCATGATGGCAACGATCGGGGATCGGATTCGAGAAAAGCGCAAGGCCAAGCGAATGACCCTGCAGCAGCTCGGCGACATCTTCGGTATTAGCCGATCGTCCGTGGCCGGGTGGGAATCCGGCGACAGCAAGCCCGGACAGGAAAAGCTGCTCGAACTCGCGAAAGCGTTGGATACGTCTGTCGACTTTCTGTTACAGGATAAGGACCAAAACACCCTGTTAATCGGGCAATTAAAATCGTACGATTCCGCTAAAGTTTCTGAAAGAAACGTCGCGGAACCCACCCGCGAACCGAGTAAGTTGCCCGTCATATCGTGGGTTCAGGCGGGTCATTGGGCTGAAATCGTGGACAATTTCCAACCGGGCGACGCTGAAGATTGGGTACAGTGCCCTTTCAAGAACAGCGCCAGTGCGTTCGTGTTGCGTGTAGTTGGTGAAAGCATGTTCAACCCCGGCGGCGAGATTTCGTTCCGCGACGGGGACTACATCTCTGTGGATCCGCAGCGCGAGGCGCTGCACCGATCCCTTGTGATCGCGAAGCGCACCGACGACCAGTCGGCCACATTCAAGCAGCTTCTGATCGAGAACGACGGCACGATCATGCTGCACGCACTGAACCCGGCCTGGCCGAACAGATACGTGCCTGTCGACGAACACACGCAGATCGTCGGCGTCGTCACCGGACAGTGGCGCGCCTTCTAAACCCGGCCGCACTACCCCGCTGAACCGTACCCGCCACATGGCGGGTATTTTTTCGTCTATTTTGTTCGGCAACGCTTGACACGCGTTCGGCGCTCACCTACAGTTCGTGTACGGCATTACCGAACAAACGGTGACGATCATGAGTCAGCTAGCAATCGACCTTCTCGAACTGCTTCGGCTTCGGGGAAAAGAACGGGGCGCATTGATCGAGCACCTTTTGCGCGAAGTCGCGCTGAACCTGATCGCGCCCGGCGTCGCTGACGTCCGCGGCGGCTGTTGAAAGGTTCAGCACGGTGCGCGCGGATGACGTCGTAAGCGCCGTGATCGTTGCTCTGTTCATCGTTTCGTTCCTGATTTCACATTCATCCTGTTAGGAGTACTCATGTCTCTCGAAGCTGTCATCGAAGCCCAAAACGCGGCCCTCGTCGAAAACACCAACGTGATGCGTGACTTGATCGCCGCACTGCTCGCGACCGGCAAGCCGGAAATCGCGCCCGGCGTGCGGATCATCGACACGTCTGTGTCGCCCGCCGTGAAGGCAGTCGTCAAGGCGCAGAAGGAACTCGAAGCAAAAAAGTCGGACAAGAAGGAAGCCGAGCCGACGCCGGAACCGACGTCTGGCGAAGCGTCGACCGAAGCCCCGGCGACCGAATCCGCGAGCGTGGATGCTGGTGAACTCGCACCGTGGGCGGACAAGACGGCCGAGCTGCACGCGAAGCTGAAGGATCTCGACCCGAACTTCGCGAACCTGAAGGAAGCCGTGCTCGGCATCAATCGCATCGTCGGTCGCGAACAGGCCGAAGCCGTGCTGTCGCGCTTCGGCGCGCAGGCGATCACGGCGAAGGCCGACAAGAAGGGACTCGACGAGAACCAGTACCCGGCAGTGTACGAGATGTGCATCGGCGTTCTCGCCGGCCGCGTCGACGCTACGGCTTCGATGGAGTAAGCCGACATGCGCCGCACTCAACTCGGAAACCTCTTCGTGATGCACGCAATGGTCGGCGGCATGTACCAGGCGATGCGCGCGACCGCGCCGTTCCCGGTCAAGCGCAAAGGGCCGCAGACGCAAGCCGACCGCGACGCGATCGCGCGCGCCGAAGCGAAGCGCGCCCGCAAAGCCGCGAAACTTCGGGGGATTTAATCGTGAGCACGCAAACCGAAGAACGCGCACACGCGCTTCTCTCGCCGTCGTCGGCTTATACGTGGATCAGCTGCAAGGCGTCAACCGCCGCGCAGCTCGGCCAGCCCGACGACAGCAGCGAGTACGCGGATGAAGGCACCGCCGCGCACGAGCTCGCGAAGTGGTGTCTCGAAGGCGGCACCGACACGACGGCGTACATCGGCCGGATCATCCCGGTCGGCGAACGTGAGTTCGAAGTCGACGACGAGATGGCTGGCTTCGTTCAGACGTATGTCGACGGCGTGCGCGATCGCGTCGCGGCGTACGAACTGGCTGGCGCCACGGTCGAGATGCTCGTCGAACAGCGCCTGTCGATCGAGCACATCACTGGCGAGAAAGGCGCGAAAGGCACGAGCGACTGCGTGCTGATCGCCAGCTGGCCGACGCGCGCCGAGATCTGCGTGATCGACTTGAAGTACGGGCGCGGCGTCGCGGTGCTCGCTGAAGGCAACTACCAAGGCATGCTGTACGCCGGCGGCGCTGTCGAAGAACACGGCGCGTTCCACGACTTCGACACGGTGGTAATCGTTATTCATCAGCCGCGCTTGTCCGAGACGCCGAGCGAGTGGTCGCAGCCGATCGATAGCCTGCTCGGCTGGCTCGACACCGTCGCGAAGCCCGCAGCCGAAACCGCGATGCTGTACGTCGACTCGGTGGAACTCGCCCCGCTCGCGCTGGCAGATTTCAACCCGGGCGAAAAGCAGTGCAAGTTCTGCAAGGCGAAGGCCGTCTGCCCGGCGCTGATGGCGCACGTTGAGACGACGCTCGCGGCCGACTTCACGTCGTTCGACATCTCGCCCGAGCACCGCGCGCCGCTGAAGATTGAACTGCTCGATAACGATGCGCTCGGCCGCGTGTATGAGTCGCTCGATCTGATCGACGGCTGGATGAAGGCCGTGCGCGGCCGGATCGAAGTCGAACTGCTGGCCGGCAACGCAGTGCCCGGCACGAAGCTCGTCGCCGGTCGTCGCGGCGCGCGCAAGTGGTCGAGCACCGACGAAGCTGAAGCGCTGCTGAAGTCGATGCGCCTGAAGCAAGACGAGATGTACACCTTCAAGGTGATCAGCCCGACGCAAGCCGAGAAGCTGCTCGCGAAGGAATCGCCGCGTCGCTGGAAGAAAGTCGAGTCGCTCGTGACGCAGGCCGACGGGAAACCTTCCGTCGCGCCCGAGCACGACAAGCGCCCGGCGCTGGTAATCGAGCCGGTGGTCGACGAGTTCGAAGCCGTGACGACGGAAGACGACGGCGGAGATCTGGTATGAACGCGACCCGTTCCCCGCAGCTGGAAATCGTCGAAGCGCTCGTCGCGTGTGGCCACTCGCGCACCGACGCGATCAAAAAGGTGCGCGCGCTTGAAGAAACGGTCGAGCGTCGCATCGCGCAGCCGGCGAAGGCGCAGCGTCGCGAGCGCATCGCGTCGACGGTGCTCGGCGGACTGGCCTGCGCCGCGGCGACGGTGCCGCGTGGCGTGAGCGTCGAGACGTTTCAAAAAACGAACGTCGCCCTTGCCGTGCGCTACGCCGACTTGTTGATCGAGGAAATCGACAAATGAACGCACGCACATACCCCACGAGCATTCGCCCTAATGTACTCAGCGCGTTGTTGCCGCCCGTAGCGCGCGAGCTGCTGGCGCGGGCGGCGTTCGAAGCGAAAAGCATTGCAGGCGAAGCAGCGCGTACGGCCCACATCGAAGCGGCCATCGAGCGCGTGCGCCACAACTATCCGAAATATTTCAAGTAGAGGTTTCAAATGATCGTTCAACTCCAATCCGCCCGTCTGTCGTTCCCGGATCTGTTCGAAGCGAAGCAGTTCGAAGGTGCCGGCCCGTTCTCGTACCGCGCCGCGTTCCTGATCGAGGAAAACGCGCCGGTGATGGTCAAGTCGGCCGACGGCTCGTGGAAGAAAACGACGATGGCGAAGGTGATCGCGTCGATCGCCGAAGAAAAGTGGAAGACGAAAGCCCCGGCGATCCTGAAGACGCTCGAAGGCAACCCGCAGAAGTGCTGCTGGTACGACGGCTCGGTGAAGGATTACGACGGCTACGAAGGCAACTTCGTGCTGTCCGCGTCGCGCAACGAAGACAAGGGCCGTCCGATCGTGATCGATCGCGACAAGTCGCCGCTCGTTGCGGCTGACGGCAAGCCGTACGCCGGCTGCTACGTGAACGGCACCGTCGAACTGTGGGCGCAAGACAACAAATTCGGTAAGGGCATCCGCGCGACGCTGCGCGGCGTGCAGTTCGTGAAGGATGGCGACGCGTTCAGCGCCGGCTCGCCGGTGAGCGAAGACGACTTCGACACGATCGACGCGCCTGAGACTGAGGATGACTTGGCATAACAGAACGGGGCAATGGTCGGCGTTGGCGCGCCGGCCTTCTCAATCACGCAAGGAGCATTCCCATCATGGCAAAGATTAAAAGCAAGATCACCGGCGACGAGTTCGACGCCCCGGCCGTCGATTTCCAGAACGAAGCCGACTTCGAGATCATCGACTCGGGAAACGAATTGACCGATGGCGCTGCGTCGGACACGGCGCTGTCGGTTACGTCTGGCACGACCGAATCCACGGCCGGTACGTCGTCAGCGACCGACACGGACCAGCCGGCATCGCAGCCGACGGAAGCCGCGTCAACGGCAACGGACAGCGCGGCGTCCGAGCAAGGTGCTGAACTGGGAAACGTGCCTGGCTCGTCGAGCATTGGTTCGATGAATGGCGAGCCCGAAGCGTCCACGACTGGATCCGACTCGCCCACGGCTGACGTGGGAAACGTTGCTGCGACTGGCATCTCACCGGCTGCTTCCGATTCGGATGCGTCGCCCGTCGCGGATCAAGCCCCCTCGAACGTATCCACCGACTCGCCGCTGCAATCCAGCGACGTATCCGACGCTGAAGTGCCCGTCGCACCTGACGCCGCACCGACGCCCGAGCAAGCTGCCGAAGGTACGACCGACACCGCAGCCGCTGACGCCGCGACGCCGATCGACACGACGGTTTCGCCCGTCGTCGACTCGGTGACCGGGAACCCGACCGGCGGTCCGTCGGCGGGTAACGGCGCGACGCTCGACTCGAAGGGCAAGCACATCGTCGCGGATCAGCTGGAAAGCGACACGCTGTACGCGATCGGCCAACTCGTCGCCGTGAACGACAACCTGAAGCACGCGGCCGACGCGTTCTTCGATCAGGTTCGCTCGCAGATCGACGTCGAAGCAGCCGACGCGCAGTAAGGATTGTGCCCTGCGTCCCCGCGCAGGGCGCTTTGGGGTGGCGTATTCCCCGGCGGTGAGTAAGCCACTCCAAAGCGGTTCGTTTCGGTGGTGCTGTACTCCCTGCATAGCGAAAGTATCCGGCTGACGATCGGTATAAGACTCTTGCCCGAAAGCGAGCGGCGTTAGCCGTAGAGCATCCCAGTAGGACGCCCAGAAGTAGCTCCCTGCACAGTGCAGCACCACCAAAGCGTAATCGTCTTATCGGGGCGCTCTATCCGAGCCGTGTCGGCAGCACGGTGCCCGAGCCTTCACTCGCTACCTGTCGCCGCCCGGCCAGCTTGGAACATTCCGGCGGCAGCATGCGCAAACCGTGAGCGCTTAAATTATTAGGCGGAAAGTTTAGGCACTGCCGTTTTGCACTACTAACTAGGAGAAAATCGAATGTCGCGTTATCTGATCAAAACCATGTGCGACGACGCAGCCGTCGAATTGCGCTTCGTGCGCGCTGACTCGCTGAAGAACGGCACGACTCGCTTCACTGGCGAGTGCCCGGCCTGCGGCCACTACCACTCAGTCGAGCGCAAAGCCGCGCCGAGCACGCTGCGCACGAACCCGAAAGCGGATCCCCGCCGCGACGTGACGATCCACGGCACGTCGATCAAGCTGAAGGTGCCCTACTCGATGTCGACGTGGCAGAAGTTCGCGATCGGAAACGTGCGCTTCGAGATGATCGGCAACGGCGTGTTCTGCAAGGCGCTCGACCCGATCCCCGACTCGTGGTTCGTCGACCTGGCCGCAGACGTGATCGAAGACACCGTCGAACAAGACGAACTCGATCTCGTTTAAGCCGCAAGCACATATCAACCTGCGGGCGCTGCCCGCCAAAGTGAACGGCGCCAAGTCGAATAACTGGTGCCCCGAGCAAATGGAGCTTTTCTGATGACCAACGCCGAACAACTAGCCGAATTACTAGACGATTACGCGAAGGCCGAACGCTACACGTGGAATGACGCTTCGTTCAAAGCTCGCAAAGACATCATGGCGCTGTTTGAAAAAATGCGGACCGCTTCGACCGCGAGCGACACTCCCCCTGTCGGGTACATCAACGAGCGCGGCGAACCTGTGCTGAAGAAATTGACCCCGCACGACATTGAGGTCTGCGAGTGCGGCGGTCTGCCCTTGTTGTACACCGCAAAGACCAAAGCATGAAACTCTGGCTCGATACCGAGACGTACAGCCCGACGCCGCTGCGCAACGGGACGCACATTTACGCCGAAGCCGCCGAGATCATGCTCGTGCAGTACGCCGTCGACGATGACGAAGTGCAGGTATGGGATCGCACGGCGGGCGAGCCGATGCCGCTCGATCTCGACGAAGCGATCGACGACGCCGACGAATACTGGTGGCAGAACGGCAACATGTTCGACTTCACGGCGCTGCGCCACGCGGCGCCCGAACTGCTCGCGCGTATGCCGCTAGAAAAGTGGCGCGACACGATGCTGCAGGCGTACGCGCATAGCCTGCCCGGCAAGCTCGATCTGCTTTGCCAGATTTTCAAGCTGCCGATGGACCAGGCGAAAGACAAGCGCGGCGGGCAGCTGATCCAGCGCTTCTGTAAGCCGCAGCGCGACGGCTCGCGCGCGACGCGCCTGACGCACCCGACCGAGTGGGCCGAGTTCATCGAGTACGGCAAGTCGGACATCCGCGCGATGCGCGCCGTCCACAAGAAGATGCCGAAGTGGAATTATCCGAACAACCGTTCGGAATTGGCGCTTTCGCATCTCGACGTGAAGATCAATCAGCGCGGCATGCAGATGGACGTCGACCTGGCTCGCGCCGCGGTGCGCGCGATCGACGTCGCGCAGAAGGATCTCGCGCGGCGCACGGTCGACCTCACCGACGGCGAAGTGACGAAGGCCACACAGCGCGACAAGCTGCTGCAGCACTTGCTCGCCGAGTACGACATCGATCTGCCGGATCTGAAAAAGTCGACGCTCGAACGCCGGATGAACGACCCCGATCTGCCCGACTCGCTGCGCGAGCTGCTGGCGATCCGGCTCGAAGCCACGATGACGAGCTCGTCGAAGTACAAGACGCTGCTGCGCGGCGTGTCGCACGACGGCCGGCTGCGCGGGCTGATGCAGTTTCTCGGCGCGAACCGCACCGGCCGCGTCGCGCACCGGCTCTATCAGCCGGGCAACATGCCGCGACCGAACGTCGGCTTGATCCTGCAGGAACTCGGGATCAAGAAGCTCGGTGACGGCGACATGCAGCGCTATGTCGAGATGGGGATCGACGCGCTGAAGAATGACGCCGCCGATCTCGTTTTCGAGAACGTGATGGGCTTGACGTCGAACGTCGTGCGCGGCTCGATCATCTCGCCGGAAGACAAGAAGCTGGTCGTTTCCGACTTGTCGAACATCGAAGGCCGCGTCGCGGCGTTCCTCGCCGGCGAGCAGTGGAAGCTCGACGCGTTCCGCGAATACGACGCCGGCACCGGGCCTGACCTGTACAAGCTGGCGTATTCGAAGTCGTTCGGCGTGAGCGTCGAAGACGTCGACAAAGAGAAGCGCCAGCTCGGCAAGGTGCAGGAACTCGCGCTGGCGTACGAAGGCGGCGTCGGCGCGTTCGTCACGTTCACGATGACGTACCGCATGGAACTCGACGACGTGCGCGCGGCCGTGTTCAAGGTGCTCGACACGATCGACGGCGACATCGTGCGCGAGTCGCGCGGCATGTGGGATTGGGTGACGAAGAAGCGCCGCACGCTCGGGCTCGAACAAGACGTGTTCGTCGCGTGCGAGATCCTGAAACGTGGCTGGCGCAGCGCGCACCCGCAGATCGCGAGCTTTTGGGGCGAACTGAAAGATGGTGCGATTCAGGCGATCTGCTCACCGAGCACGACGGTGCGCGTGCGCACGATCATCATGCGCCGCGACGGCGAATGGCTGCGCGTGCAGATGCCGAGCGGCCGGCAGCTTTGCTACATCGCGCCGCAAGTCGACGACTCGGGCGGCATCAGTTACATGGGCGTCAATCAGTACACGCGGAAATGGCAGCGCGTGAAGACGTACGGCGGGAAGATCTTCGAAAACCTGTGCCAGGCCGTCGCGCGCGACGTGCTGTTCGAGAACATGCCACGCGTCGAAGCCGCCGGGTACGAGATCGTGCTGTCGATTCACGATGAACTGCTGACCGAAGCCCCGGCCCGCAGCGAGTACAGCGACGCCCACCTGTCCGAACTGATCTCAACCGTGCCGGAATGGGCGCAGGGTATTCCCTTGTCCGCTGGTGGCTTTGAGGCGACACGCTACAGAAAGGATTAAAAAGCGCTTGTCAGGCATCGCCGAACATACTACGATACAGTCATGCAATACCTAACACTGTAGTTCGGAGATGCCTCACATGAAAACTGCCCTTCGCCGCCTGTTCCTTACGCACGAATCGCGTAAGCCGAGCCGCCCGATCTATCGCTGGTTCCTGAACCGCGAACTGCGCAAGCTGAAGCGCGAGATCGATTACGTGTTCCAGGTGCGCCGCGAGACCGTGCGCCGCGAAACGCAGCTGCGCCGCCAAGCCGAGCGCATCGCCGCCGACCTGATGAATCTCGACATCGAGGCGCGTCGTGCTTGAACGCGACGTCGAAGAATACCTGCGCAAGACCATCGAACTGCTCGGCGGTCGCGCGTACAAGTTCACGAGCCCCGGCCGGCGCAACGTGCCTGACCGGCTCGTGATCTTCCCCGGCGGCACGATGGTGTTCGCGGAAGTCAAGAAGCCCGGCGAGACGCCGAGCGACGCGCAGGTACGCGAGCACGAACGCCTTCGCAAACTCGGCTGCGCCGTGTACGGCTGCGTCGACTCGAAGGAAGCCGTCGACCGCCTGATCAACGAAGTGGCGCCGCTGCTATGAAAAACCCACTCGTCAAACCCGAAGACATCGAGCGCGTGCTCGACGGCGGTAAGCGCCTGTCGATCGTGCAACTGATGGCGCGACTCGGACTTACCTATCCGGCCGTGCTGTACAAACTGCTGCCGGCGATGCGCGGTGACGGTCGCGTACAGCGCGAGCGTGAAAGTGTCGACGGCGACAGTTCGCGCCAGCAGTTCGTGTACTTCACCGGCGAGCCGCCCGAGCCCGTCGGCAGGCCTTACCCCGCCGTGCTGATGGAAGGCACGATGACCGGATACGACAAAGCGCTGCGCCAGCATGCCGCGCTGTGCATGGCAACGCGAGGCTGACCGTGAAACCCGAACTCACCGCGGCGGATGCCGACGCGATCGAAACCCTCAACTACATTATCCGACTCGGCACCGGCGTCTGCGCGCTGTGTGTCGTCGGTATTGCGCGACTGACGGGGCTGCTGTGAAACTCATGACTGAAGACGAGCTGGTGCAGATCACCGGCAAGCGTCGCCACTCGAAGCAAGCCGAATGGTTCAAACTGAACTTCGGCATTGACGTCGTGCGCAGCGCCGACGGCCGGCTGATCGTGACGTGGCAGACGTACGAAGCGCTGAACGCGCGCAAGAATGGGTTGACCGCGAACACGGCGGCAACCGTTGAACTCTGTTTCGACTAATCATGGCCGAGCGCAAGAAAGCAAAATACCCGCGCGTGTACCCGAAGCACGGCGCTTGGTATTGGTCCGAGCCGATCTCGGGCCGGTGGATTCGGCTGTGCGCGCTGACGGAAAGCGAGACGACGCTCGTCGAGCGCCTCGCGGCCGAGCGCAAGAAAGTCGAGCGGCCCGAAGGCACCGGCGACATGCGCCCGCTGATCGATCAGTACGTGCGCGAGCACAAAGACAAGCACAAAGAGAAAGCCTGGCCGAAGTACGGCGAGTACGCCGGCAAGGGTTTCCGAAACGTGAACGTCGCTGACGTGAAGCCGACGCACGTCACGAACTGGCTGAAGGTGAAGTACGCCGACAAGCTCGCGATGCAGCGCGTGATGCGCGCATTCCTGAGCGGGTTCTTTCAGTGGTGCGTCGACAACGGCCGGCGCGACACGAACCCCTGCGGCGAAGTAAAGCTGAAGAAGCCGAAAGCGCGCAAGACATACATCACCGACGATCACTTCGCGCGGATTCGCGCGGCGATGCTGACCGTCAGCTACACGCGCGGCGGCGAGACGCGCACGCAGATCGTGCCGACCGGTCCGATGATGCAGTGCTTCGTCGATCTCTGCTATCTGACGATCCAGCGCTCGACGGATATTCGCGAACTGACGTGGTCGCAGGTTGATCGTGCGGTTGGCGTGATTCACTTCCTGCCGAGCAAGACCGAAGACAGCAGCGGCATCGCCGTCGACATCGTCATCACGCCCGAGATCGAAGCCGTGCTCGCGCGCATCGTCGAGATCGACGGCGGCGTACAGCGCATCGGCACTGCGCCGGTCGTGCACGCGCTGAATGGCAAAGCCTACGGCGCGACGGCGGTGCGCTCGGCGTGGGATCGCGCATGTGAGCGCGCCGCGCTGACGGCTGAAGATTACACGGTGAAGGATATTCGCGCGAAGGCGCTGACCGACGCCGAGCGGGCCGGGTATAGCATCGAGTCGCTGCAGATCGCGGCGGCGCACAGCGACACGAAGACGACGCAAATTTATCTGAAGCAGCGCGACGTGCCGGTTTCCGATGTTAGGCTACGCGTTCCGAAATCAGCTTAGGAATGCGGCCATGAACGAGCGCGAAGCGAAAGCGAAAGCGATGAAGCGTTACACGAAGTCGGCGTACAGCAGCATGGCCGGCGTCTTCCTTTTGCCGCTCGGCATCTGGTGGACGCCGGCTATTTTTCTGGCCGTGCTGTGCTTTCTCGTGTCGCTCGTGTTCGGCTATTTGGGGTGGAAAGCAGATCCAGCCGAGCCACTCGGCCGCTGA